AAAATACAAACGTAGTAAACCCATAAAAAAAGGGGTCGTTTGACCCCTATTTAAAAATTAAATTAATCCAAGCTGCGATTACTAAAAGAGTAAGGCAGAGTTGATTATATTTCATTACTCCTCTGCAAGTTTAGCAAAGTAGGATAATGCATCATCATCCTCATCTTCGGTCACTGCGGGAGCAGGTTTTGAAACAGCAGCAGTTACTAACTCTTCTGCTTCTCCACGATCTGTGTCCTCTTCTTCAAACTGTGGTGCAGCGGACTTCTTATTGCCAAGAACATAATCTAGACGAGTTTTCAACTCATCATATGTCTTGAACTGATCTGGTGCAACAATCTCAGCAAGTGAGAACTGTTTCTTCCAGAGTGCTTCCATTGCATCGTCATCATCAAGTAAAGGACTTTGTGCTGCAAATTCAGAACTATCATAGTTTCTGTATCCTGCAACATTCTTTGCTTTTAACTTAAAGTTAGCACCTTGCCAGAAATCGAATGGATCGATTGCTTCCTCATCCTCAAACTCTGGTTGCATTGCTGCAGTAAGTTTGTCAAAGATTTTCTTTCCATACTTGTATAGAAATACTTTACCTTCATTCTCAGGATTAGCAGGGTCTTTCACAACATAGATGTTACTAACGTAAGTTAACTTACGCTTCTGCTTTCTTGCAGTTTCTTTTCCTGCGTCAGTTCCATTGTTCCAGAGTAATGAGTTATACTCAGAAACTGGGTCTTTCTGTCCAAGTGTAGTGAGTGAGTTCTCAATGAACCATCCACCAGGACCTTGGAATGCGTGTGAATATAGTTTTACAAATGGTAAATCTTCACCTTCGGGTGCAGGTAGAAATCTGATAACAGCATAACCGTTACCGCTTTTGTCTACATCTAACTTCCAGATACGGTCATCAGTGTTACCGCCCGTGTTGTTCATCTTCTCGACTTCTTTTACTAACTTTGCAGTTAGAGAGCCAAGTTTAGATTGTTTTTTTAGGTCTTTAAAAGACATTTGGATACCTCGGATAAATTGGATATTTTAGATAATTGGATTATAACATATTAATAATCAATTGTCAATAGACTTCTTAAGAGTCTCAATAGTATTTGACATACCACTGAATAAAAGCAACATATCAGTTCCTTCTGGGAATCCCATCAGTTCAACTGATTTTTGCAAATGATTCTTAAGGTCAATTGCTTCTGGATCATCAGATAGACTAATGCGAGTGTACATTACTTTTTGTCTTTCTAATAATTCAGTAAGTCTTTCAATGTGGTCAACTTTATCTTCACGACTAAAAGTTCCAAACTTCATTGCATTCTTGTAAATAGACATTTGCAATTCGTTTATCTCTTGTAGTTCTTCACGAACTATGTCGGAATCAAAAAAATCACTCATTTACGATTTCCCGTAGTATTTTTTTAAAGTTGAATACATTAATATTTAGGAAAGGTTTATATTTCCTTATTTTCATACTCACTGTTTCCCAGACGGGATCGAGTAGTTTCTCATCAAACTTTTCTGAGAATGAGAAAATTATATCATAGATTACAAAAGTTTCAAGTGAGATGTCCCCACCTAAAAATCTCTTCAATATAATAGGATGTCCTTTACCACATTCAAATAATTGTTCTAAATTATTTTCCTCTAATAACTTTCCTGATTCCTCCTTGAATAAGTAAGAGATACTCTGTTTTCTTCTCATCCAATCTGCATACGTTCTCTCACCAGAATTAATAATCTCACCAATCCACAGGTTCTTTGGATTATCTGTAGTTACGAAGTTTGCAAGTAAAAAGTCAACTATCTCACCATCAGAGTACTTCCTTGATGTTTTCTCAAACCAATACTTATCTTTTCTTTTATTGAAAGAAGTCATTGTTGCACGAGATTTACCACCATATCTAAAGAAATCATATTTACGATTTGTAAAATGACTTTTCATTGATAGATATGACTGGTAGGTTTCAAATGGTGTCACTTTCATTATATTCCTCTTCACTATCTAATTCTGTAATTGCATCAACGGGAACTTCTGCTTCTCCGATACGATACCAATGTTGATCTATACCAATACTATCAGGTCTGACACCTAAGTACTGTAAATCAGGGAAAGAGTGTTCACGAAGCATCGCTTGCAATCTCCAATGAATTAATTCTGATTTTTTCATTATAAAGGCAGTTTAGCTCTTGATGTAGGTTTCATAAAGTTAAGACGGGTTGCATCCCATTTTAATCTTTCTTTTAAAGGTTTGGATATTAACTTCGATACTGATTCTACCTCAATATTGTTAGTTTCGCAATAGTAACAAATTGCATCGATATAATTGAAGTCCTCCTCTTCTTTAACGATTTTTTCAATCTCGATTGCAAATTTTGAGGGTGTCAAGAATTTATTCTCGATTGCCTGTTCTAATTCTTTATTTGGTTCCATAGAGTTCCAGTTTATCTTGAATAAATTTGTTAATGTATTCTCCGAGGAGTTTGATATACTTTGCTTTGTTGTATTCTTCATAGACGATGCATTCTCCATTTTCACAGGACATAATAATTACTAATTTTTTAACAGATATACCTGTTAATTCATATAACATACAACCGTATGCCATACACTGGACAAAGTAATGTTCAATCCAGTCTCTGGGTTTTGGTTTCTTTGAAGTCTTAAAATCTATTATCGCTAACTCGTCTTCGTATTCCGCAATACAATCGACTGTTCCAGCAATTCCTAGTTGCCTACTGTAGAGAGAACCCTCTAAAGCGTAAATATTATTTATATTACCAATTTTTTGCTTCGCCACATTAAACAGAAAATTAGATATTGGAGGAACTTTTGGAAGTTTCTCATCATTCAATAAATGATGCTCTGTAAGTGTGTGAAAGTCAGTACCACGGGTGGTTGCTGCTTTAGTAATACGATTTGCTTCTTCATCACCTACCTTCTTTCGCCATTTAACAAAAATTTCTTTATTAAAATGACTAGTGACGGAAGTGATTGAAACTAATTTAATTAATTCTTCTTCATCAGGAACAGAGTAATATCGAACACCATCAATAGTTTCTCTTGAAAGTTTAGGAAGATTCAGTTCTACATGATTAAACATTAAAGACCAATTTCAAGTTTTGCAATAATATACTCTTTGACAAGTCCAGAACGAACTATATCATCAATACCAAACTCTATTATATCAAAAGATGGCATTTTACGCAATATGTTCAGAAAATCGTGTATGCCATTCCTGTCATTTGTTTTAACCAAATCAGTTTGACTAGCATCTCCACAGAAAATAATACGACTATTTTCCCCAACACGGGTGATAATAGAATCTAATTCATGAAAATTTAAGTTTTGAAATTCATCTACAATTACAATTGCGTTATCTAGAGTTGTGCCTCTTATAAAAGATGTACTCCAGAATTTAATTGTCTCTTGTGCTTTCAAATTACCATACAACATTTCAAAATCAGCATCAGTTGGCATTTGAAACATATATTTTACCATATTTTTATATGGTATTTGGTAAATATCTGCTTTATCTTCGTGATCGCCAGGTAAAAAACCTATTTCACGAGTTGATACTAGAGAGCGAACAAGATAAATTCTTTCATATGGTGTTGTTTCATCTAATACATCTGCAAGAGCATTATACAGAGAAATAAATGTCTTTCCTGTTCCCGCTGTGCCATAAGCGACTAAATGTTTATCTTCTGAGTAAGAATCAAAAAGTTTCCTTTGATTGTCTGTGATAGGTTCAATATCAAGAAGGTAAGTATTTCCAATCGGTTTTTTACGTTTCATTTGTTTTGTAGTTAAACCGATACCTATGGGTTGATCCCCATTACTTTTCTTTTTTCTTGGCATTTGATTAAATAGTTTTTACTCTAGAACCAGGTGATTTTGATGCTTTCTTAAGAACATCATTCCAACCTGGTTTACTCTTTCTTAATTTATCTTTCCACTCTCCAACTTCACCAACACCTGGTACAGTTGAGGGATCAGAATAATCTCTCAACCAATCAGGATTGTCAGAACACCACTGATCCCATTCTGTGATACTCATCACAACTTCTTTCTGTTCACCAGTTTTTGTATTTACTACAGGATAGGTTGCCATATAATTATAAAGTATTGTGTACTATTTAGACCCATTGCAAAGCTTCCGATACAGTTGGAAACTGTTCGGTAAATATGGTCTTACAAGCATTTGCAATATCCATATGTTCTTTCTGTGTTCCGTGTCCAGAACGGAGATCAATATAATGAACCCAAGAACGAACACTTCCAGACATATAAATGCGAGTAGGTGTTGCTAATGGGAGTACAAATCTAGCACACTCTTTTGCAATCCCTTCTCTAAGTAATTCATTATATAAATCCATTCCTTCGTTAAAATATTTATCAATTT